AAATTTAGTATTATGTACTACAGTCAGCTGCTCTTCCATCTGAGCTAAGGCCGGAATAGAGCTCCTACCTGGACTTGAACCAGGGTTGTTGGATTCAAAGTCCAAAGTGATAACCACTACACTATAAGAGCTTGAAGTAATGTTCACACACCCACTTCATCAATGGTTTGAGGCTCTTCTTTAAGTTCATTTACATATTTAAAGTGGAATAGTGTCAATGAAAAAAATCCCGCGGAAACATTTGTGATTGTCATCGGAATAACATTATAACACACTGAATACACCAAACCAAGTATACTAGCCAGCAAATTAAGATAAAGAAATTGATAATTTATGGCCTTTGCATCTTTGTGTTTATATACATGAGCTATTTCTGGTATAAACATGAGACATATTAAAATGGAGCTCGTGAGTCCAGAAACATCTATGAGATTCATCTTACCATGTAATATTTTCTAATGTTTAAGTAGGTATGATACTATTCGTCATCTTACTTTTACTAGTGATATACATATTACTTTCCAAACCAAACAAAAGTAAGTATAGTTATAAATGTTTTTTGTTAACATTGAAAGAAGAGAAAAAACGTCAGAGTAGATTTATAAAGACCCATAGTTCAGATATTCCACTCGAAATTATATATGGTCCAGATACGAGAACGCCGGCGGGAGCACAAAAATATGAAAATCTTATTGATGATGATTATTACGAAAAAGCTCTTGAAATGTACGAAGACCCTTCAATAAAAAGACCCGATATAACTTATTTCAATCTTGGTGCCATTGGATGTTTCATGGGACACATGGAATTTTATAAGAGATGTTACGATCAGGGTCTTAAATATGCGGTTGTATTTGAAGATAATGTAATAGTAAAATCACCAAAATTATATGATGAAATTCAAAAAGTCATAGATGAAAAGGGTGATGACTTTGAAATGTGCTTCTTTCACTGTCTTTCAAGACTCGTTGATAAGGAGGAGGGTAATCTTGAGAAATTGAAGTGGGTCTCGAGTACTAAGTGTTATCTTATAAACGTTGAGAACATGAAGGATTATTCAAAACACTTTTTACCAATGGATAATCATATTGATATGAAACATGAAGATTTGATTGTCAATGGAGCCAGGGTTTATTACAAGGATTTGAGACATTGTATGAAAATTGATCGTTCTCACCGAAGTACAATTGGTCATTTCAAACACGGCCGTGAAAATTTCATTTCACGATACAATCCAAATGCGACGCCAAGTGATCTCAAGAAAGGTTATTAAGACCACGGTATATCTTGAGGTTTATGACGACACGCAGTTTTTAAAAAAATTGTAAAATCTATAAATTCATCTGTAGATTTCAGCGAATCTAACATATTCCCAACATACTTATTGTAGCCTGTGTGCTTCCCCCCGTGAATAAGACGGTCTTCTCGCACACGGAGTACAAACTTACCTAAACGCGTTGGTAACATTATAATATTACTACTTGCATCTATATCATATCCAGCCTTGATAACAATTGGATGTTTTTTAAATTGCTTGGGTATGATATGATGATCTTCTACGAGGCCCTTACCATGGAGACCCCATCGGACCTTAAATAATTTACGCGCCAGAGACCCGTACCTCATGGCTATTACATTAAGAACAAGAAATATTTCTACCCTCCTTGTGACCGTGTTTATGCCAATGTTGATGCGCTTTATACAGTGTGTGATTCCACTTTTTGGTAATTCCATAATTGGTACCAAACGCTCTCTGTAAATCTGGATAACGCTTCACATAACATGTGAGTTCTTTAACTCCCGGTGGACATGTAAAATCTCTGTATTCGCCCATGCCTGTTTCATAATAATGTTTTCGCGCCTTGTCTAACCCAGATCCAACGTCTGAGTAACGATCGGCATAGCACTTAGCTTCCCTGTCAGATAGGGTACAAGAATGATTTCGTTTTTCCTTCTTGCCATGTGCGTTCCAATGTCTTCCCGCGGCAGCTCTATTTTTGCCAAATGCCGCACGTAAATCCACATATCTGGCCAGATAACATTCATTATCATTATCCCAACCGGTCGGGACAGTAAAGGATACTTTCTCGACATTTTTTGCTGGTTCGGCTGGTTCGGCTGGGGATTCCTTCTTCTTACCCATCGTTAGATAAACTATCGTGGATATTACACTGAAAAGGCAAACAACCAAAAGAATTATAATTTTCATTATGTACTATATTCATGAAATATTTTAATCATAGCAAGTAATATTTTTTAGATGTGGATGGTGTATGACCTATAGTTTCCGCAGTTGCGTCTGTAGCCTTCTTTTCATCACCGTCATATTTCTTGAGGTGTTTTTGGAAGAGTTGCATACTCCCGGCTGTTCTGATATCCTTTATTTGTATAGTGGAGTTCTTCGTGATCTTTCGTAAAAGGTCTCTGACTCGTGTATGAGTTGAGTTTCCGGAGAGGAGGGGCTTTTGCTGCCTCGAAATAGCATCATGAAGAACTTTATCCCTCACCTCATATATTCTCCTTTGACCACTCTTTGCGGGAAAGTCAAATGTGAGCGTCTGTCCATCCCGACTTAATTTAACGTGTTTCCTCTTTAGGGACATGGCACCGAGAGCTTCGTCGTTGTCCCTCGATCCCGAACGAAGGTATGCGATGACAATCATGCGGAGAGTGAGTGCGTCATCCCATAGCGAGTGTTTGGGATCACCAAGTATCTTCGCTGTAACACTCTTAATTTTAGAGAAGTCAATTTGTGTAGCTCTCTCTCTTCTCAACTTTCTTTGCTTTTCCAAAAATTTTTCACTGTAATAGTAATGCTTTTTACCTGTACCATCAATCGCGGTCGCTAAAAGCTTGGGGTCATTGGGATATACCTCAACATTTGTGTAAACGGGGGGGATACCAATTTTGCGATACCTTTCCTGTTCGGCACCTGGGACTGGACGCCCACCCCTGTAAAACACGCCACGCCTTCTGGTTATCATCTATAATAGTTTGGGATTATCTTTTACATATGGGACACACATCTAAAAGGTAAATTGCTCCTAGCGGGGTTCGAACCCGCGGCCTCGGCGTTGCCTTCTGTGAGTATAACCTCACTCGTATATACTTAGGTATAAGCACCGCGCTCTAACCAGCTGAGCTATAAGAGCTTTCAGAGCTCATACTCTGTGATTGTAAAGCGACCCTTCTGTCTCGTGGCAGGTCTACCAAATAGTTGGACTATTCTCTGTTTACCGTGCGCTGTACCTTTAACCTGTTTAGTTTGTTTATCAATTGTAGCTTCAGATCTAAATGCGACGTTGGATTTTAAATATTCAATACCATCCTCCATTATCACCATAATTAGATCTGGTGGTGTTATCTGGGCACCCACGAATTTTGGATCTTCGTAAAGTGCTCTAAACATCCCACACCTACACTATACGAAGATAATCCCTCAGTGGCATGACACTTGTCGCACCCTTAATGAAGTCCCTGTGTTTTTGTACATGAGCAAAGGTTTCTCTGCCCATGCGTTCTGCGAGAATTGAATCATATGTACATGGTTCAACCGCACCAATGAGGTAACCCGGTTGGATGACTTTAGAATTTGCAGAAAGACTGGTGAGTAGATAGTCGTAGTTGCACATTTCAGAAATAACGACAACTGCATATCCACGCCTTGCATAACTGTATTCAATAGAAGTCCTGTAATCACTGTGTGTATCTGGTAAAATAATATTCGTTATCTTTGAATTTCTCGCGAAACCTGCATGTGTTGCCAAATCAATGTTAGATGTCCCGGGTACTTCTAAGAAAACGATAGAATTTGTGGAAGTTGCTTCAATATACGCACAATCAATGTATTTCGCAAGTTCTTGGACAGCCGTCTGGAAACCAATGGATTCTAAACCCGGTATATCATTGTAGATTGTTTTAGCAATACCAATGATATTCGTGTCCACGCGGTCATCTAGAGCCAAATCTCGCGCAGACTTCATGGTTCCATTTCCACATATACAATAGAGACGATCAAGTCCGGAAATATTCTCAACTGCCTTGTCAATATCAACATAGTCGTATGATGTTTTTAATAATGAAACCGGTCCATCATCAATATATGATTGATCAAAGTACTCTTTGACATTTTCGTTGATACCTCTAAATCCCCCACGGAAACCATGAACTTTATTACCCTGACTTTTCTCACGAAGAGTAAGAGATCGGACAAGGGTATTGACACCCGGGCAGACGCCACCAGCCGTGAGGATTCCAACGTTCATTTTATTACAAGTGTGTCAGGTTTTTATACCATTTTATTACAAATTTGTCAGTGAATCTACACGATCCAGGTTATCTCTACTTTTTCGTTTTATACCAGCTATAGAATTAAGCCATCTTGTCATAACTCGCTTTGACGCAAGTTCCGACGAGGTTTCATCACTCACTATAATACTGAGACCATTACACACATCCGGTTTATTCTCTTTGTCCGGAAACTCCAGATTGAATGCTTCTATGGATATAGAAGGTATATCGGGAGCATCATCTAAGAGACGATCATACTCTTCGCGACACTTCCTTACAAACTCCATAACGCAAACACGTCGAGAAGGATCAAGGGACAATTCCATGTCTATATTTCTATAATATTTGGAATATTGAACGCACATCAGAGAGTGGCTCTGGGCCAGTGTGGAACTCTGACTAAACTTTGAAATACTGGTCAATATGCCACCTATTACATTCAGGAACGCAAAGAAATATTGAACAATCATAATTTTGGTTCTTGTGGAAGTGTCTAGGTCTTCATTTCCACTTGGATTGAGAACCGCAAAACCACCAACACCCGTTACACTCGCTATAACTATACTTGGATATGATAGGCGGTCATTCAACTTTTTATAGTGAAGGCGAGAATGATTATGTAACCACCGATAACCCGCCGCACGCTCCGCCCACGATTTAAGGAGTTTTTCCTGTGCCGTGCACCATAAAATTGGCCGACCTTCACCCTCTTCAGTCGACGTCGACGCGTCTCGCATTATTTTACGCGGATATATTTTTTTAATTCGGTCGGTTGCCACCCTGGGTACACCTATCAACAAATGACGGGTGACACACACCACCATCCATGAGCCTCGAAACCTGAGTATTTTTAATTTCTAACGCCTCTTGATACGCAATAGAGTCTACCAATTCATTCTGTGGATGTCCATTGTGTGCTTTGACCCAGTGCCATTCAACGCGTTTCATCCTTTGGGAAAGAGTGTCAATTTCAATCCACAGATCTTTATTTTTAACTGGTGTACCCGAAGCTGTGTACCATCCATTCCTTTTCCAGTTTTTAATCCACGAAGTTATACCATTCTTGACATAGTTACTATCGGTGAATAGTCTTATCTCAAGAATGTCGCGTACGAGGCACTGTTGAAGTGCCTTAACGACTGCAGTCATTTCCATGGCATTGTTTGTAGTATTTTCCTGTCCACCTGATACTTTTATACCTGCACCGATAACACCCCATCCCCCCGGACCCGGGTTACCCAAACAACTACCGTCTGTGTAAATGTCCTGCATTTGTTATTGTATGTGTTATTTATTTAAGCTTGAAATATCCACCCCGACTATTTCGAGATATCATAAACATAGTTACTAGGATACCTGCGATGAGGACCGACATTGGTGTCCAGAGTGCGATCTTTTGGTGGCGCTTTTGCTTGGGAGACATTTATTATTATACAATAAAATAATTAAGTGTCGACGGAATTTGGATGTTTTTCCTTAAACTTCCCATACAAAACATTGTAAACATTTTCTTCTATTGGATCTTCCCGTGTAATACTTATACCCTCGCTACCAATTGGACGCTTTCCTGAAACCCGAGCTTCCTTTGAAACCCAAAATGTAAACGTCGCTTCAAGAGTATAATTATCGGGTTGCATATACTCTTGTTTCCGCATCATAATTTCACGATTGGCGATCGCCGCGTAGTACGAATCGACGTCAAGTCCACTGTCTAATGTATATTTTTCAGTGACGGTAACACCCATTTATATTTATATCAGATTTAAAAATCATTCATAATACGACTTTTAAATTTAATTTTATTACGCGAGACGAGATAAAATTACATACTTAAGATGTAATTAGCCTAGTTGGAGAACGCAAGACCGCCCATACCGGATTGGATGCGGAGGACGTTGTAGTTGGTCGCGAACATGT